CTCGTTGCTGCTGATCGTATTAGTGATCTTGCTCCAAGCATTGTTATCCACTTCCTGCACGGTGTACAGGATCTGGTCAAAGTTCTCGTTTAGATCCGACGATCGAATGGCAGAACCTGGGTAGAAGGTAGCTGCTTTTTCGTCAATATCAGTTTCACGGTAGATGTCAACCCGCACCCCAAGGGGAGGTGCAGTAGCAAACTGAATCGTTGTAGCGTTGGCTAATGTGAAATTAGTTTCTAACACACCGTCAAGGCGTACCTTGATGTCAGTGGTTTCAATGTATGGGAAGGTAAATGAAAAAAGGACGGTCGAACCGTCCCCATTGTATGTATTCTGAGTGATAGCCATGTGCTTTTACTTAGGTTGCATTTCTAGCAAGTTCTTTAGCTGGGTGGCTTTATCTGTTGCTTCGGAGGTCTGGCCTCTGTTTAAGTAACTATTCCGTTGTTTTGTCAGTCCAGCAATGTGTGCACCGACAGCATTCTCTTGCTCCATTGCTGCAAATGCAGCGTTGAAAGCATCGTTGTGGATCTTGTCCAGCATCTCATGAACCACAGTCTCTTTGATCGGGAACTCCGATTGAGTCTTTTGTCCACGAGCCTTGGTATATTCACGGATCTTTTTATCCCAATAACCATCAGGACGGTTCATCATCTTTTCGACGGCACCTTTAAGATCCATGTTCTGAGCAATCCAGTTGTTGATGTAGGAACGTTGCTCAGTGTTGAGTGGTTGACCAGTATTCTTGTCTGTGCGAAGAGCTTGTAGGTTGTCCCATCCCGTAGACAGAAGCCACTGACGCCAAGGCTCCATACCACCGTTGCTCTTGAAGAACGGCATTAGTGCGTTAGCAGCAGCAGTCAACGGTTCCTGGTAACGAATCGGTTCACCTGTGTAAATATCAACCAGATCTTTCAGTTGATCGTCTTGACTGAACAGGAACTTATTGCGGTTCTTCAGATACGACCCCATGTCATTCTCAACGTCTTTCAGTTGAGGGGTAATTGCTTGTGACAAGGTGCTACGAACACCAGTGTAAGGAATCATCGAATCGACTTGACCCGCCATGAACCGATTCCATGCACCCTCATCACCAGAAAGCATCGAGACCAAAGGTTCAAACCCACTCAGGAATGTCTTATTGGCGATATTCATGCTGATTGAATAGCTGATCTTGCGGAAGAAGTCTTCAGTCACAGCTTCATCTACACGACTAGCGTTGTAGACAGCATCACCAATCATTCCTAGCAGCGAGTCGAACGGCTCAAAGCCTCTGTAGCTACGCCATTCACCTGAGATGGGATCTTTGATGGACTGTGGTTGCCATCCCATAGAGATCATCCGCCGCTTCTCAGCAGCGTCTTGGGGACCGTTACCCGTCAGATTCCCTTCTAATGCCCACAGGCCTGCACCCATTACGACAGTAGAACCCATGATCTGACGACCGATGTACTCAGATTTCAATGAACGGAAGGCAATATCTGCACCTTCACCAGTCCAGTCAATACCGTGCTCTGCAAGAGCTTCGATCATTTCCTCTGTGGTGTTGGCTTTCATCACCTTGCGTGCACGTCCCATAGCCATTCCAAGACCACTCATGGGTGTGAATGACCATCCCATCTCCAGTGCATTAACACCAGTACGGGGGAACATGAAAAGGGACTTCATCGCAGGAACCTTTTGCATGAGGTTCTCCAGGCGATTCACTACATCTGAATCAAGGTTCAAACTGATTTCACTGGAGACAAAGCTTGCAGCCTTATCAGTCAAAAGACCAGTCTGGTCAAATGCTTCGTCGTACAGCTGCTTCTGCTTAGCAGCAAAACCGGCTTCATCTAAGACGCCTTTAGTTGCATCAAAGAACTCGTCGTATGCCTTTGCACGGGTGACCATCGACGTTGCAAACGCCTTTGTAAAACCGTCAATGGCGTACATCGCATTTGTACCGTAGCGGACAAATGGGTTGTTGTTGTACCAGCTCAAGCCTTTAGCCAGGTTCCACATAGCAACCTTGCCGTTCTCACCGTTGGCACGCCAACCTTCTGCCATGCTCTCCATGACTTCAAGGTCATCCATACGGGATTGAGCTAGATCAGCACGACCTCTGGTCATGATCCCTTCAGGGTTGCTGTTGGCAAGACGCCACTCGTCTCCCATGAGCTTCAAGCCACGTCGGAAGGACTCACCCACACCACCGAAGGTGTGCAGTGCACGTCGCATCACGTCTGCATCCTTAGTAGCAAATGCACCTGCCAGAACAGACACAGGCTTAGCCACCAGATAGGTCGCGTTACCTACGGCTGCACGGACAGCAGACATACCAGAAAGGATGTTGTTGTATCGAACACCTTGAAGACCTTGCACCACAGCGCTAGGCACCTCAGGGTTTCCGTCGTAGAAGGCTTTCTTGATTAGACCAATACGATCCTCACCGTACCGATGCAGTTTGAAGAGAGTATCCACATCACCGTTGGTTGAGTCGTACGCCTCCATGAACGGCTTCAGGAACTCAGGGTTTTCTGCTTTGATCTCCTGTAGCTCTGCGACAAGCTTCTGACCTTTAGATTGTGCATTTCTGATGACTTCATTCAGTTGGGTGTCAGCAGTAGCAAGGTACGCAACTGCCTCATCCTTCTTTCCAGCCTTCAGGAACTTCTTGTAGTTCAGAGCCATACCACTGATGGCTTGGTTGACTCGAACTTCACCAGCCAGCATTGCCATCTTATTGAGTACTAGCTCTTGCTGACGACTAGTGTCAGCCAATCCGTCTAGCAGAACTGCAGCGTTAGCAGCATCAGCAACGTTATCTGCAGCGTTCTGGGTCAGCATCGCAGATGCACGCATTGCATCAGGATCAAACACCTCATCAAAGACCCGTCTAAAGGCAGTAGCTGCAACCAGTGCATTCTCTTCGTCAAGAAGCATTGTTTCGTTGTAGACATTCTTTTTCATGCCTTCAACAGTCTTTGTGAATTCCTCGATACCACCGTCTGGCTTAAGAACAGCATCAACAAGATTGTCTACAGCACTGTCAATTTGCTTGGCTGTAAGCCGTACTGAATCAACAGTTGCATCAACCTGCGGCTTGATTGTCCCAAACAGCTCCTTCAGGTCTTCGGCACGTTCTGTACCATCAGCTGCTTGCATGAACTTCTTCTGGAAGTATTCAGTAGCTACTGGTGTTGCACGACCGTTGGTTGTACCGATGTTTCCTTGGATGCGTGCGTGGTCAACCTTTGCAAGGATTGCGTTTGCATCGACGTTGACAACGCCTTTTGCTTGAGCTTCAGCAACGTTATTGATGAACGGGTTGTAGGTGGCAGGACCAGCTTCTAAAGCACGCAATGCTTCTTCGTCAACCTCAACCATTCGGTCAGACTGTGCTTTGGTAACAGCACTGGTGACAGCATCATCATCCGGGTTCCGTAGCATCGACCGGACTTCCAGCGAAGCTTCTGCAACCTCATCCTTTGGCGTGACTTTAATTCCTTTCTTGAGTGCGAATGCCGCTGCAATCAGATCAACGCCAACTGCAAGACCAGCAGCTTCCATGACGTTCTTCTTCTTCCTTACGTCAGGAGAATCTGAGTCACGTGTACCCCAAGGAATATCAGTTCCCAGCCACTGATTCAGTGCGCCTGCAACGTTATCGTCCCTTTCAGAGGTACTGGAGATAGCAGTAACAGAAGCGTCTACGCCAGCTGCGGCTGCAATTGAACCTGCAATTCGTACCCCTTTGGCAAGCTGCATACCTTTGGTAGCGAGTGCAGCACCCCTAAGGACACCAGCACCACCAACCAAAGAGGGGATGATTACCGAAGATGCATTCCGCACAGCATCGGTAAGGGGATGGTTGAACCTAGGTGAGTTCTCGTCCCACCAGTTATCAAGTGGCTTAGTGAAGGGAACAATACCCGCCACATCAGAGACAAAATCACCGACTCCAAGAAGAGTAGAAGCAGCTGACTCACCGACTAGTTTGACGGCTCCACCAGCACCTTCGTACTCTTTCATCTTGGCATCTTCTTCTGCCTGTTTCTTAGCAGCCTCCTGCTGCTGCAGTTCGGCTTGCTTGGCTTGTTCAGCTTCTTGCTGCTCCTGAACAGCAAGTGCATTCATGTCCTGAACGTATTTTTCCTGATCAGGATCAATCTGTACGTCAGGAGTTGTTTGATTGAAATAATCTTCCATTTCTATTTAATGCCAAGGATTGCACGAACTCGTCTGGATAACTCTTGTTCCTTACCAACAGGCACCTGATCTGCAGGCACATCAAATGCTTGACCCGAGTAGTGGTAGGAGTCGCCCGAATGTCCGCCTACAGGCGAATGACCTTTAAGTTCAGTCACCTTGATGCCGTGAGCCTCTAAGCGTCGTGCAGCAAGTAGAGCCTCTGCAGAAGTTGCGTAGGCAATATGTTCGTGATAGTTACCCCCACCATGATCAGAATCGAATCTGGGGTGGCTACGATCGCCTGTAAGGTACTCAATTACCCGTGGACGAATGTTTGTACCGTGACGCCACGGACCCTCCCCGTAGGACCGCATAGCGGCCTCTGCTTGAGGCATGTACTGCTTATATGCACCGTTGGTGTAAGCTTCCCACGCACCTAAGCCTTGTGAGTTAAGGATAGCGAGTGCAGCTTTAGAGTTGTTCATCGGATCTAAAAGCTGATTCCTGGAGTTGATACCAAGAGCACGAAGCTTTTCGATGTGAACTGGATACCTGACTTGGAACCAACCGTGAACATCAGTATCACTACGAGCAGCATCTTGTCGCCCGCTTGATTCAGCCATAGCAATGGCCGTCATAAGGACAGCATCTTTGTCACTACCACCTGCCGCAAGGAAGGTGCTCATGATTTCACCAGGCGTATTCACAGCGCCTTGACGACGCACAGCAGGAGCCATTCCGTACCCACTACCAATACCAGCAATGGTTGCTCGTGTGGTGTTGGGACGGTAAGTAAGAAGACGTTGGTATTCCGGATCAGTGATCGTCAGTCTTTGCTTGTACAAGTCAATAGGAACCTGTTCCAAACCAGCACGCTTGAGCTGACGGTTGAGAACTTCTAGTGCATTGATATTCCCCCCGTACATGTTGGCAATTGCTTGTGCAGCAGGAGGGATGCTGAGTGCTTTACCCGCATTGCGCTGCTTGACAACCTTTTGCAGTTCGGAGGTTGGAATCAGATCTTGACTATCTAGCGCATCATCGTGAGCTTTGACCTTTTGCATAACCTCATTCAAAGGGTATGCCATCTGAGTGGCTGCTTTGATTTCGAAGTTACTGAACGATGGTCGATAGACACCTTTCTCGGTAACGTCTTTTACCTTGTAGCGACCAGTCTCCTTTTCAAACTCATTGTTGAAGCGACCTAACGCATACTCAAATGCTTGCTCCTTGGTCGCTCCCGGTTCCATCAACTTAGTGTGATAGTCCCGGAGTGCCTGGCTTTTTGCAGACCTTAGTGCAAGACCAAAGGTAGGGTTCTTAGTCTCACCCTTCACGTCGTTAATACGTTCACGAAGCTTGGATTCCAAATAGGTATCAATGTCCTTCTTGGTCTCCTTATCAATCGCAATGCTCTCATTCGCGCTAGCCTTCTTTAGCCATTCGGCCTTGGCTTTTGAGGAGATGGGAGCTTTCCGTACTTCCTCCTGTGTCAGTGTCCCTTCTGCTTCGTAGCTTGAGAACAACTCATCAAAGTACTTCTCTTGCTGACCTTCTGGGGTGAACTCCAGATAAGACGCAATGACCTTCGCTCCGGTGAAATTACCGTTACGCTTGGCTGTCTCAATCAGATCCTCAAGTTGTTGTTGGTTTGGGTTATTGTTTTGTACCCACGACTCAACTTCGTTTGTCCACTGATCGTTCTGAGCATTCTGAGCGGCAGTAATCTCATTGATAAAGCCAGTCTGAGCTTTTGTCCGATCACTTCTGTACTTTGCAATTTCAGCGCTGTAAAGGTCAGCAATGGTTTTGTTTGGTGCATGTTCCCAAGACTGACTTAGGAACTCTTCAATCTGAGAGTCTGAATACAGCATTCCACCTTTACCATCAGTAGCTGTAAAGATGTGGCTGAACAGTGACTTGCGCCCTTCTACGTATCCACTCTGACGCTTAAGGGTGCGCCATAGGTTATTGAATGCTTCAACTGAACCAGAGTCAGCCAGGTAATCCGTAGCCTCCTCTAGCGCCTTTGCTTTTGACTCTTGGAGTTCAAGCTTTCGTGCGGCTCCGGTTGTTGCTGTGAATTGGTTGTAAGCCACCTCATGCAGAGGTGCAAGCATCGTTCCTCTCAACTTGAAGAGGTCGTTCTCCACAAGGAACCGCTTGTATATTTCGGGGAAAACAGCAGCTTTATCAGCGCTGGTTACAGCTTCACTTGCTTTGATGGTTCTTACGGTTCCATCAGCTTGCTTAAAGGTGACTTCTAGCCTCTCGTCTTCAAACGCTGCATTTAGGTATTCAGGGAACGACCTAATGGCAACCATAACACGACCCTTCTTATTACGAATAAGTCGTGCACCGTTATTTTGACGATAGTTATTGATTGTGACGGGATCAGCGCCCATCGCTTCGAGCTGGTCGGCCTTGATCTCCAAGATCTCACCAGCGATCTCCATCTTTTTCTCTGACTCAAGCTGAGCCATCAGCTCCTTATTGCTTACACCAAACAGAACCTCAGACCACATCTCAGCGGTTTCACGGTTCTCTTCAATGTCAGAGATCACATTATTTGCAATCTCTCCAGCCTTGGTGCTAAAGCTAGCCAGGTCTCGGAACATACGTGTGGCGTTATTGCCACGTGTTTCAATGCTCTTAAGCTCAGTTTCGTAGTTTAACCGCATCGCATCGCGGAACGCATCACGTTCTGCTTGCTGAGCACGAAAGTTCTGGTCCCTGTTTTCTTTTTCTAGTTGGTTGTTGCGTGTAACAGCATCCAACTGTGCTTGTCTGTTCTTAAGGTCTTGCTGGGCAACTCTTTCCATACCAGCAATGGTACGGGCGCCATCGCGTGCGATAGCTTCGACGTTAGCCTGAGAGACTTTAATAGGATTGAATCCGGTTGTTTGGGCGTACCCTTGATAACCACTTTCCATTTAGTTCACTTTAAGTTACTACCACTTTTTAAAGTCTGCACCGCTCGTTGATGCAACTAGGCCACCTGCTGCACCTAGGACGCCACCCCAACCTGCACTGGTTGCCATAGCACCTTTGACAGGAGCAGGGGGTTTCTTAGATACATATGCATCCTGAAGAACAGGACGTGGGAGCTTCATCGGCTTAGGCAGAGCAGGTTCACGCTCTGGCTTGATCATTCGTTGTGCTTCTGCATTTAGATCAGCACCGTATTTCTCAAGGTTGATCTTTGCAATTGACTTTTGGAACTGCGTCTCAGCACTTCGTGTGCTTTCAATGGCACGAGCTTCTGCCATGCCTGTCTTCATGCCTTCGGCTTGAAGCCGTTTACCCATGGAACGTCCAGCTTGACCAGTTGCTTGTGCTTCGCCTTCTTTTTCAATACTGGAGATCATGCGATCCTCAGCTTGGAATGCTTGGCCAATCTTGATCTCTTTCAACTTCCGCTGCTCTGACTCGTGAGCCATAGCTGCAGCAATGTTGTTGAACTTCAGTTGGTTGCTGTAGTTTTTCTCGGACTGAATAAACTGCTTTAGTTCGTTTGTGTACTTGAAGTCCTGGATACGCATTCCAGCCACCCAGTCCCTGGCAGCTGTCTCGTCTCGATACCCATACTCAGACTCGATATTTTTTCGGTCAATATCAATGCCTTGTTGGGCGTACTTCTCCCTGGCCTGAGTGTCTTCCCAGCGCCAGTTCCACATGTCAGTGTCGTATTGGTGCTGCCTATTGACAGCATCATTCTGAGCAGCTACGGCAGCATCGTCAGCACCCTTGTTTGCAAAGGCACCAGCTAATCCAAATAGACCTCCTACTAATGCACCCCATGCCATAACTACGCCCTCCTGTAATAACGCGGTGAGTAGTTACCTTCCCACCTCATTTGCAGCAGGCTTACCGGGAACGGTGAGCTTGATGTAATAATCATTTCTATGTTTTCTGATCGTTGATGAATTGGGACGGTAAACTCTGCAGAGTTCACGAACGGAATATCGTTTGCGATGTAGTAATCAGCTTGCTTTACGCCTTCTGTTTCTACCCATTCAGATCTACCCCGTGCTCTTATCTTGAAGATCACATCACCTCCAAGACCTAGCAGGAACTTCATCCGAGCAATGGTCAGTGATGCAGACCAGTCAGTTGCCTCAGCACTGTTGCCACTCCTGAAGTATGTGCGTGGTAGCTCAAACTCCATGTCATAGGTGTAACCAACAATGAGGTCGTCGCCCGTTAGATCAAAGTTCTCTACCTTTGCGTAATACCCGGTACCATCTAGTAGTACCTCTGGGAACTGAACCAAGCCTGAGTTGCTGTAGACAGGAGTTGCTTGATTGGGGTTAGCAGTTACAACACACAGAGTGCCGCTTGTATCCGGCTGGAAGGGGAGGTAAACCCTTGTGTGCTTATCACCAGGCGTACTGTCGTACAAGGTGCTTGTAGGCGCTTCCCATAGGTCCAGACGAGGATCCACACGGCTACCATCACTGGTAAGGAACGTGGATGATGTAGGACTTTGAATCAAGGAGATCTTTTGAATTACATACGAAGACTCTTGCTTTGTGATCGCCCAGAAGATGTCTCTGTCAATCGCATGATGCATGACATTGCCTTGCAGTTCCCACTTGAACCACGACTGGGTTTCACGCTTCTCACCACTGGTGTAGAACCTAAACAGGTACAACTCCTTACTGCTGGTAGATCCAAGTGAAAGCAGACTGTTCTGTGGTGAGCTGACCACTTGGTCAACTGTGGAAGGAATCCACTCAGGCACAATCCGTGAGATGTCCACAACGATGGGACTTTCATCCTGTCCCCGTGTCTGCATCTCAAATACACGAGAGTATGAAGGTGTCTTTGAAGCAAACGAGACAGTGGTTCCCATGTCCACTGGTTTGTTATTAGGATCCATCTCATAGTTTGAGATAGTCTTAATTGTTGTACTTCCTGGTGTGAGGACTCCATTAGCTCCTTGCAGAAGGAACTGTTGTGAACGACTGAACAGCAGTAACCCCTGTGCAACAGGAACTACCGCATGAAGGATTGCAGGACGTACGCTTGAGCATGAGATGTCAACCGGATCCGCAGCGCTAACTGTTAATGCTGTGCTGTGGTAGAAGTTAAAGTAATCTCCTGCTTGGCTCATTGACACGTTTTCTTCTGTCAATGCACCTAGACGGTTGTTGTAGAAGAACAGCTGTTGAATCTTCTGATCAACAAAGCTAGGGTGACTATTGGAAATATCATCTCCAACCAGTCTGGGTTCGTAGTTGTGAGGACCGAACGTGAAGTCACCGTTTGCCTGACGAATCAAAGCATGTGGCATGGTTGCGTTCTGCAGACCGGGACTCTTGTTTGGAGCCAAGGTCTCTTCCCAGTATCCAATCCCAGAAATACCATCCTCAGCAATAAACTTCAGGTAGTAATCGTCGGCATTCTCAACTGAGTTAGTGACTCGGACAATACGATTATGTTTCGCTCTGCTTGGTAGCTTGGAAATGTTTTCTACATTATCCATGTAGGCAACTAGAGCTTCCCCGTCTTGACCACCTTTTGCAGCAATCTCAAAATCACTTGTACCTGTGATCTCTATTGTTGTCCCGATCTTCGTTGCTGTGAATCCTGAGAAGCCACTGATCTGTGATGTGAGTGAATCAAGGATCACATCAGCATTAACTGTGTTTGCCGTCTGAGAGGGACTGCTTACAGTAGCCTCTGCGTTGTACGTCGTATATGTGGCAGTGTTACCACCAACAGTAACTTCATACACAGCACCGTAGCTTACCTCTTCCAGTCGTACAGTTGCGTCTCTTTTGAAGTTGTACGTTGGATCTGCTTGAGCAAGAACAGTTACTGTCTTGTTGGTGACAAACGTATAGTCATTGATTGTGAGAACCTCGTAGTCGTCCTTTGTTCCGGTCAAGTAGCTCTGACCTGTGTTGACGACATTTCTAGGTGTGCCATCAATAAGACTCCAGACTTTAATGTCTGTACCTGAAATGACAACTACGTACTGCTCATTGTTGTCTCGAAAGATCGAGAACCACTTTCCATTGTCGTACGTACCAGGAGTGATTAGAGCATCAGCATCATCTTTCAGTTCTGCTAAAAACTGACTGCCTGGCCGCTTCATCAACCCAAACGTGGGGTCGGGATAACCGTTCTTGCATTCCCTAAGTTGACCGGGAAACTTAAGCTCATCGGTCTGCTGAGAGACTCCTCCCAGATAGTTTGGTACTCTTTGTGTTACTGCAGCCATATTACCTATTTAATACATGGAACGGTTGATAGCTGGTGTAGAAGTTTTGACCTTGGGGATAGCCAAAGAATGAATAGTCACTTTGATTGCAGTCGTATTCCATCAGGTTGGCACGAGCCATTGACTCCTTTTGTTGGAGCATCTGATAGACCGTCGAATCTCCAACCATCTTTGTGGATGCTTGGACAGCAGATCGGGTGACGATGTAGTCACGCACAGGTAGTGGTAGGTCGGTGTAGTCAATCAGCCAAACAACATCACACTTGACTTGCTTGTCAAAGACATACGTGTGGCCTACTTTGTTGTACAACTTACCGTTGCGTACAACGACTTCTACTCCCTTGTTCTCGTAAAGATCAGACAAGTCAATAAGCAGCACGTTCAAAGGGACAGCAACCTCTCCGTTGATGTCTGGATTGAATGGGTATTCACGTTCTGTGTTGAACCCCCACCCCTCCGCTTGGACTTCACGGTTCACTTCTTGGAGAGTGTCGTAGGCAATTGCTACATCTGGATTGGTGTCATCGAGAGTAGTGACAGGAGCTTGACCTACAGCTCCGAGTATTTGATTTACGGCATCCAGTTCTGTGGACACTAAAGCATTAGGAAAAGCCATATCACTAGCAAATGAGTAAAAAAAAGGGGAGCCATAAAGACTCCCCCGTTATCTATGAATCAGGCGCGGCTAATGGCAGGAGCATCGCACTCCACACCAGTATAAGCAAAGCGAAGATTCTTGGTTTCAGAATAGACACCAGAAGCAGCGACGGCACTGCCGTAACCACGTTGGGTCTTTGCTACCGACTTACGCACAGCAGTGTTGCCACCGCTGATACCGGAGGTAGCGCCGCTGACACCGTTGTTGCCAGCAGCAGTTGCGAGGTTAGCCATAGTTATTTACCTCTTGATTATCAAAGGTTCTGCAGCTCAATAGCAGCAGCAGGGTTCAGAGTGCCAGCACCCATTGCCATGCGACCAACAATGATGTCGCCTTGGTACATGGTGCGAACGTCAGAACCAGTGGTCTGAACCTGGGGACCAATAGCTTCCACGACGCCAACAGCGTCTTTCTGGTAGATCAGTCCACAGTGGTTGGCGAAGTTACCGGAGTAATCATTGTTTTCGCCTTGAACAGCAGCGATAGTACCGGCCAGGAAAGGCAGGTTGTTGGAACGCTTAATGCTGATACCGGCAATCTCATAGAGACCGTCGCCGGAGTTCAGGTTACCCTGGTTGTTACCGTAGTCACGGTTCAGGATGTTGCTGTCAACCTGAGAGATCAGAGCGTAGTACTGGCGAGGATTCAGCACAGCAGTACGACCCTGCTTAGGCAGGTTCTTCTCATCCATGATGGAAGCAGCTTCGAAGAAAGCGTCAACGAGAGCCTGAGCGTCATACTCCTTACCAGCACCCAGGTTGATCACGCTACCGCCGGGTTCGGGACCAGGAGCAGCAGTGATGGGGTGTGCTTCACGAGCAGCCTTAGCAATCTGACGGAAGATCTTCTTGTCATATGCCTCAGCAAGAGCGTGGCCGATTTTCGCAGCGATCTCGCTCCGCAGGGAGTAATGAGCAAGGGTCTCATCAAGGTCATAGACGAATGCGCTGGAGACCAGCAGGTCGTCACAGACGATGGTCTTCTCTGCCACCGGGGGATCACCAGAGCCAAGGATAGGAGTACCAGGCACGTGGTAATCAGCCGTCATACGACCAGTGAAGATGAACTGCATCGACTTACCGTTCTTGAGAGTACGGCTTTGAACAGTTCCTTTAGCGATGGTCGCAGATTGGTAAGCCTTGAACAGCTCACCAGAGAAAAGCTTCAGATAAGTCGCGTACTTAGTATCGTACGCATTTGCACCAGAGGTGCTGGATACAGCTTTGTTAAGCGTACCCAATACGGTTTGAGTAGTGTTAGCCACAATAGAAAAGAGAGATGTTTACGGGTCTCTCTAAGCGCTTAGAGAATCACATGGATTGTCATGTGTTCTAAAAAAAGTTATTAGTCAATGTCTGTCTCTCCAGACTGTCATGGCTAAGGGTATCGGCGTACCGGCCTCAGCCAATAGGAAGGGGATCCGACTCTGAGGTGTCCCCAACCTTATTTAGTTAACCGATTGCAGGTGCAGTCAGAGCAACAGGAGTTACGTCTGCAGCTGCCAAGTCAAGCGGGAAGTTGTGAGCGTTGCGCTCGTGCATGACTTCAAACCCAAGGTTTGCTCGATTCAGAATGTCTGCCCAGGTGTTAACCACATTCCCTTGGTTGTCGAGAAGTGACTGGTTAAAGTTAAAGCCGTTCAGATTGAACGCCATAGTCGATACGCCAAGAGCAGCAAACCAGATGCCGACAACAGGCCAAGCAGCAAGGAAGAAGTGGAGGCTGCGTGAGTTATTGAAGCTTGCATATTGGAAGATCAAACGTCCGAAGTATCCGTGCGCTGCAACAATGTTGTAGGTCTCTTCCTCTTGGCCGAACTTGTAGCCGTAGTTTTG